ACAGATAAGTTGAAACCTTATAGTGGAGTTGATTGGAGAGAAGAAAAGCATTGGTGGTTACAGGATGGAGATACAATATATGATGTAACTGTTGACCAGTATAAGTGTAGAAACAAAGTACCACCTTATGATGTTGGTAAGGAGAGTAAATGGTACGGATGGAAACAAAGACCACAGCAATTAACATTTGATCTCATGGTCAAAGTGTTAGGAAAGAGACTCACTCTTGACGAAACAAAATAATTACTATATAATATCACATAAGGCAAATGAATAGAATTTAATTCTTACCTTTGCTTTAGTTGTAAACCTTACTTTAAGTAAAATGCAAACATTAAATGTCTCCCCAGACACTATACAGTTCTGGGATAAATTGCTAGTTAAATGTGCTAACCCATTAGAACTAGACGAAAAGAAATTACAAGATTCCTTAACAGCTTGCCCACCCAGAGAATATGAGGGAGCAACATTCTTAGGAAGATACTTAGTTCCGAGAAGTGTTCTTAGATATAATCCAGAAGAACAACCTCGTGATAAGAACAATGACCCTGATCATATTAATAAATTAGAGAATGATTTCACAGTAAATGATTATGATATCAATGCTGAGCCTCCTATTGCGTGTTTTGACTACGAAAGCAACAGTTCTGATCATGTAAAAGGTCAATCTGGATTTAATCGTAATGAGGTCTTTGATCGTATAGGTCAAGAAATGTTGATATTAGATCTTTATGATTATGAAAGTCGTTTTTGGGAAGTAGTTGCTAGGAACCAATCAAATCATCACAAAAGACCATTTCTTTCTCAAACTAAACAGGATTATATTAAGGAAGTATGTAACGCAGTTGATGAGGGGTTAGTAGAACCCAATAGTGATTCTATTGATAAGTTTGTTGACTTAATTGCAAAAGATAAAACTTCTAATCTAAGAAGACAAATTAAAAATAGTTGTTATAACAACTGTAATGTATTCCCTAACTTCCGTACATACAGTTCATCTGGTTCAGTAAAAAGTAAAAATACTTTAAAAGGTTTTGTTAACAGTTATGGTCTAGCACCAGCTGGAATCGAAGGTCGTAGTGATGAAGAATTAATCAAGCAAGGTTATATTCTTTATTGTGCAGGGAATGGTGGAAACAAAGCAACATGGATGAGAGCAATAGTTCATGGAACTCGTTTAGGGTTACCAGTACTGGTTTTAGGTTATGCACCAACTAGACAAAGTGATCTTAGACAATTCCGTATAGATTACATTGAAGAGTTTAATGAAACTAAATCCTATATTATTGAGTTTGCTAACAACATAGTAAATGATGGAGACACAAATGAGATAAATGAGAATAACTTTTGTGTTAAACTAGCAGGGTTTCTACCACAGTATGTTAAACCTAATCCAAAAGATAAGGGTATGCCTACTGAACATGGAATAGTGGATGTATATGGTAATAAGATTATATTCAATCCTAAGGCAGATTGCCTAACACTATCCCAGCCTTAAAACTGTCACACTAGGGGTTGTAATAACCCCTTTTTTATTATATACTATAAGAGTAATAAAAGGAGAATAAAATGATCGAAGGATTTGTATTAACATTAGTATTGATGACTTTTTGTATTGGTTCATCATTTGCAATCGTAAACTTTGCAGCTAAAGGGAGGTTCTTCTAGTGAGGTGTGAAGTTAAACTATACGTTGCAGGTAAGGTATTTACTGAGGATGTTCATGCTGTTGACTATGCTGAAGCAAGGCAAGTTGCACTAGCAAGAAATCCTAACGCAAGAGTAATTGGTGTAAATGCGAAGTTCTAACTATCAAACCTTTTATAAGGATGCGATAGCGAATAAGAAAGGATACGTAACTAAAGACGGGATGTGGGCTGCTATCCCGTCTGATGGGAAGAAGTTTGCTATTGTTCACAATGGACAAATAGTACACTTCTCAAGAAACTACGATAGTGCTATGAACTACATAAAGAGAGAACTGAAAAGGAAATGAACCTATTAAATACCTTTCGCAAAAAATTCAAAAACATTTTTGTTGGGTCGCATAGGGGTGATGACTTTATTTTAGAAAACATCACCAAAAGTAAGATGAAAAAACCTAACGAGAATGATATGGGAGTTGTTCCTGATGAGTGGTTCGAAAAGCAACCACCAGCCTATACTGCTGAGAATAAGAAGAGTGACGAGCAAGATTTAGCACCCTCGTCTTATGAACCACCAGAGGAAGAACCCGAAGACATACATCAAAAAATGTATGAGATAGCAACTGCAAAGTATAATCCATTTGCTGTTGGTGGTTCAGAGAATATTCAAGATTTTAACAACGTAGGTGGATCAGAGGAGGTACACAAATGAAAGATCAAGCATCTGTAGGTAAAGAGTCTGCATCTGTAAAATATCAGAGAGCATTAGATTTATTTACTGAATCGGTTATGAAACCTGACCCTGATTTGCGTGGTTGTGCATACAATCAAGGTTGTTATGATGACCTGATGGAGATAAGAGAACACGTTTTAGAGTATCTTAAAACTCTCAAGGAAGTCACACATCACACTAATCCTGATGAGAGTGATGAGATTGAAAGTGCTAAGTTAATGAGTGCAAAACAACGATAGGTATTTGTGCGTAGGCATAAATTTTTGTTAAAATGTATCAGGAAATACAGACATCATTTGTCTATATAATAATGAAGAGTTAGGAAAAAACAAGATGCACTAAAGCTTCTTTGTTATGAAATACTAATCTTTCATTTAGAGGTTTGTTCAACCATGCACAACTTAATTCCTTTTAATCAGTTGGCGGGAGATCAAGACGATCCCCATAACGATTTAATCAAAGAGTACTACGAGTGTCTGATTGAATGTGATCAAGAACATCATGTGTGTAAACGTATTTGTAAGGAGGTTTTAATTAACTAACACGTAAACATTACATAGGTTAAAGGACATGGACAAGTATTTACATCCACCTTAAAGCAAACATTCATTCACTCAACCCTTGACTTCCTTAGTCAGGGGTTTTATAATACCATATAAATAGGCTTTCATGCAACTCGCCTATGGTATAATGAATGATAAACAAGCCGCAAAAAGACTTATTAAAATAGCAAAAAAGCATCCTAAGTTGTACAACAAAAGGGATGTATGGTATGCTAAAATGATTAAGAAAGAACTAAAGAAAAATGACTCAGGACTCACTAAAGATAAATCAGAATAAAGATGGTTCATTTGCTGTTGAGTGGGATAAAAACGATCCTAACTGGAAATTTATGAACACCTTGACTTCTAAGGAAATTCAAGATATTATACAAGAAGCAATGAAAGAAGATGGCCTTATCTGATACAGTAAAATCATCCTTAAAGGATGCACAAGATGATCTAAGAGAAGCACTTGCGTGTGCAGCTAGAACTGAAAAACCATTTGTAAGTAAGCACATAGCAGCCTTACTTGCTGATATAGAGAATCTACTAGATGCTACAGAAATGATTGAGAGCATCGAGAGTCGAAAATTTGGAGATAGTGGGTTCTTTGGTACATTTCATGAATAGATTATAAAGACAACATTAAATTTATAAATCATTTATATAACCTATGTTATAATACCAACACATACACTCAAGAAAAATGGTCAATTTAGATGAAAGATACCACGATTACCTTATAAATGGTAAACTAATAAGGATGGATGGTATCAGCGAGAAATTGATCGGATATGGTTGGCATTGTGATGGAAACGAGATAAAAGGTTACTATCTTACTACAGAAAATCATAAATTATATTATAATATGGATCAAGTCTATCAGTATAAGACACCACTCAAGGAGAAAATTAATGTCTAAAATCAAACACGATTTAAGTCACGAATCTTACATTGACCCAAAGGATAACAAAGAGCATATTAATCATGGTATGTTAGAATACACAGTAGCGGAACTAGAGAATGTTCATGCTGATTATGAAGAATACCACAAAGATGATGTTGTTGATCCAAACGAGGGCCACATAAATGACTGGCACACAAGACACGAGGATAAGCATTTAGAAATATATTGTGATAACCACCCTGACGCATTTGAATGTCGAGTATATGACGATTAATTAA